CTACCTCGCCCCGTGGAACCTTCGCTGCCACCAGGGCCAGCGGACCCACGGGCGCTCCACGGTCCATCCCGGGCCGGGACCGGTGCGGCGCTCGGCTGCCCGGCGGGTGAGGCCCCAGTCCCGGCACACGTCGCCCTGCCAGACGAGCCAGCCCACCACCTGCGACCCGGGCAGGTTCAGCAGCCAGAGCCGCAGCCGCCTCACGCAGGCGGGTAGTCGGGCACGCCGCCTCCGTGCACCACGACGTCGTGGTCGACGGCCTCGCCCGCCCGGGCCGCCGGCCAGGCCCGCTGGCAGGGCACGCAGATGACGTGGCGCACCAAGGTCTTCCCTGCCTTGCCGTGGTCGACCATCGGCGTGTGTGCGTAGGGGACCAGCGTCTCAGCCATGAGGCGTCTCTCCTGTGTCGGCGATTCGGGTACGGGTGGGCACGGCAGGGCGCTGGTCCCAGGCCTGCTTCGCCAGGGCGCGCAGCGTGGGGGTGAAGCCCTTGGCCGCAGGCAGGGTGGACGGGTCGGCGCCGGCCGCCACGCCCAGGTCGATGAGGACGTGCGCTCCGACGTGGTGGGAGTCGCAGAGCTCGATCAGGTTGGCGGCCACGGTCGGGCCGCCCCAGCTCTGCGGGAGGATGTGGTGCCAGCAGGTCGCCCAGTACCGATGTCGTCCGGGGTGGGCGCAGACGCCGGTCTTGGTCACGTCTTGCCCCCGGCCGAGCGCAGGGCGGCGACCTCAGCCTCTAGAACCTCGATCCGGGAGCGCAGCTCCCAGTTGCTGGCCCGCTCGGCGTCGCGCTCGGCCTTCAGCGTGGCCTCGGACCGGCGCATCTCCCGGCGCTCGGCCTCGCACTCGGCCAGGGCCAGCTTCGCCTCCCGCTCCTGGCGCTCCTGGTTGGCCTTCAGCTCCTTGATCTCGCCCCGCATCTCGGCGACCTCGACGGCATGGCGGGCCACGGCCTGCTCCAGCGCCGTCGACGTCATCTTGAGCACGATCTCGGCCGAGTCGACGACGAGCCGGTCGCTCTCCGGCTTGAGCTTGCGGAACGTGGCGTAGCCACCGATGAGGCCCCCTCCGAGTACGAAGCTGACGATGGCGCTGAGGATGGACGGATCGATGCGGGCGAGGATCACGACAGGGCGCGCAGGACCAGCAGGCGGGCGATGCAGGCCACGATGGCCCCGCCGCTCACCACGAGCGTGGGCAGGACGGGCGCGCCGGCGTAGAGGTTGGCGATGGTGGCCACCAGCAGCCCGGAGGCGATCAGGTTGAGGCCGAGCCCCTCGATCCGCGGCGACAAGCGGAACAGTCCGACCAGCACGGCCGCCCCACCCGCGGCGTACAGGGCGCTCCAGATGATGAGCAGGCCCGGGAAGGCCAGGTCCACGGCCCGGACGCTGTTGGCCGGCGGCAGCGGCAGGAACCGGCTGAGCCCGGCGTACAGCGCCGCGACGGCGATCCACGCCTCGAACGGCGGCACGAAGGCCCAACGCTTCCGAGGCGGCACGGCGGTCGTCACGGGCGCTCCTGGCGCAAGGCGTCGATTCGCTCATCCACTTCCCGGATCAGGCTCACCTGCTCGTGGTCAGCGCCGAGGCGCCAGCCAAAGGCGAACATGGAGAGGCACAGCACGAGGAGCAGGATGAACGTCACGGGCGCTCCTGTTCGGCGGGGGTCTGGCGGCTGGCTGCGTCGGCGGCGGCGCCTGCGGGCTCGGTCTGGTCTGTCTCGTCGGCCCGGCGGTGAGACGCGGCCAGGTCGTCGGCCACGAGCACGCCTGCGGCCTCCAGGCGGGCCACGCCGGCGACGCCCGTCTCGACGTTGCGCAGGACCCGGCCCAGGGCGGCCCGGTCGGCCTCGCGCTCGACCACGGCCACGTCGACGGCGTGACGGAAGATGTCAATCAGCTCGACCAGGGCCCGGCGGCTGCGACGGATGTAGCCGTAGACGAAGCACGCCACCACGACCACGACCAGGGCGGCCACGGCGTGCACGATGATGTCCGCCCCGAGCTTGTCGACGTGGACGGTCACCTCAGCCGGCGAACTTCCCGGCCTTGGCCAGGTCGGAGTAGCGGCGGTGCGTGGTGGCCGAGACCTGGCCGAGGGCCTTGACGCCGAGGGGATCGAGCACCTCGGTGATCTGCTTGGCGTCGTTGCACTGGAAGAACAGCCGGGACGGGCCGTCGAAGACCCAGTCCTGACCGTCGGCGATGTAGCGGAACGTGAGCATGTGCGGGTCTCCTTGCGGGGTCGGGTCGGGCGAGGGGTCGGGCGCCGTCTCGTTGAAGCTGAAGTGGACGTGGTCGAAGTGGTTGGCGGTCGGGCTGCCGCGGTCCTCCATCGCACGCCAGTAGGAGCCGATCTGCGGGTTGTAGATGCGCTGGCGGTAGATCAGGTACCAGACGCCGTAGCGGTCCAGGTTGGCGATGCCGAAGGCCGTAATGGCGTTGCCCAGCACGTCGCTGTCCACCGGCACGAAGACGTCGATGGCCCGGTCGAGCGTCGGCTCGTGGCCGGGGTAGGTGCCGAAGGACTCGGCCCCGGTGGCGTCAGCCAGGGCGTCGGCGAAGTCCTGGACGTGGGCCAGCACGGGGCCGCCGCGCACGTTGGCCTTGACCTTGGCAGCGATGCGGTCACCCATCATGGGCGCCTCCTCATCTCGGGCGGGACGCTCGGTCCCGGAGGTACTGGCCGGCGGCGTTGCCGCCTTGGGGGTCGGAAAGGAAATCAGGCGGGCGCTGGCCGAGGGTGACAGCCGTCTCGTCCTTGTCGGACCAGCGGATGCCCGCCTTGCTGGCGAGGTCGAAGGTCGAGCCGTTGAGGCGGCGGATGGTGACGGTGCAGCCGGGGCCAAGCTGGCGGGTGCGGTTCACTACCCGGAGCCGGCGGGGGTGGACCGCCTCGCCGTTGATGTCGTCGGTGTAGGCGGTGTCGCTCAGGCCGTTGTCGGGGTCGTAGACGTACAGCCAGTCCCCCACGCCGAAGCTGGGCCGGGGCGGGACGTCGAGGGCCGTGGTGGTGGCCGCGGCCATCGGGGTGAGCTTGGCGGGCACCGACAGGACCGGCTCGGATTCTCGGGCGGCCAGGTCGTCGGCGAGGGCCTGGGCGTAGGTCCAGTGGTCTACCGTGCCGTCGCTCACCACCTTGACCCGCCGCACCGTGGCGCCGAACCAGTCGGTCGGTGCCGTGCCCAGCACGGCGGCGGTGGCCGAGATGAGGATGGGCGTCTGCGCCCCGGTGCGTTGGCGCTCGGCGCCGATGACCTTGATGACCTGCGCCCGCTCGTCCAGGTCTGTCTCCACGTCGGGCAGCGGCTCCACGTCGATGTCGCCGGCCACCAGCGTGATCGGGCTCGGGCTGGAGGGGCTGTGGTCGGTGAACACCGTGGCCGCCGTGCCCACGTCGATGGTGTTGTCGGGGTTGATGCGAAACTCACGCTTGGGCGACGAGATGACGGTGCAGTAGTGGACCAGCGCCTCCCACGGTGAGAGGTTGCGGATCGTCCAGTCGTAGGGGATCGTCTCCGGGCAGTTGACGACGCCAGGGACCACGCTCGTCCCGGCCAGCAGGGCGGCCACGATGGCGTTGCCGGTGGCCGGGGCCAGGTCGGTGCGCTTGAGCCCCACCTGGCCCACGATCCACTGCCCGCTGTTGGCCTCCGCCACCAGCTCGACATGCACCGTCTCGGCGCCGGTGGGAGCGGTGGATGCCACGGCGATGGTCCCGTACCCGGCCATGTCGGGCGGGCGGCTGTAGACGTCGGCGACCGAGGTCTTGTCGTCGGTGTCGACGATGGTGCCCCGGCCGAGGAAGAAGGCCCCGCCGTGGACGTCGGCGACGTAGATGGTGGGGACGAAGGAGTCGTAGCCGGAGGGCAGGGTGATGTCGAAGATGGCCCGCTGCACGCCCGGGGGGGCGTCTACGTTGGTGGCGATGGACGTGCCGTCGAGGATCAGCAACGGCACGGCCGGTCCCCGGCAGGCGGCGCGCATGGTCACGATGCCCTCGGTGACCGACGTGTCGACCCGGTAGGGGATGCTCCAGCGGTAGGTGCGGCCCGGCGTGCCGAAGACCTGCGGCCCGGTGACCGAGTCCCAGTTGCCGGCGGTGCGGATCAGGGTGACGTCGTCGAAGTCCCACCGGCCTGTGGTCTGGCCGGTCACGACGATCTGGGGGGTGAGGGCGGTCATCCCGTCGGGGATGGTGACGTCGACCAGGGAGAGCTGCCAGTTGCCCACGCCGTTGTCGGGCTTGATCGTGGGCGTCGGCACGAAGCTGGCGATCGCGCCGGTGATGCCAGCCTGCATCTTCGTCTCGCCGTCGGTGGCGGGCGAGGCCGGGTTGGTGCGGGCCACCATCCACATCCGGTACTTCTCGCCCGCCACGACCGGCTGAGGGATGGCCGGCAGGGCCACGGCGCCGTCGGCAGAGGAAACGAGCTCCTTGAACGCCGGGCCGTTGTCGGTGTGGACGTAGTGGACGCCGTTGTGGCCACCGTCGGATGCCAGCGCCCAGGCCCCGGCGAACTGGATGAAGCCGTTCAGCGATCCGGCGCCGTCGTCGAAGCCTCCGTTGGGGATGATGTTGGGCAGCGCCGTCTGGATGCGCAGCACCGGGCCGGCGACGATGCCCTGCGGATCCGTCTCGTAGTGGATGTCGCCCCGCACGGCGGCCGACCATGAGGTGTAGGGGCTGGACAGGTCGGGGTTCTGAAAGCGGCCGGTGAAGACGGTGCGCAGCCGGAACTGGCCCGGCCCCACCTGGCCCTTGAGCTGGATGAGGGCGGTGGCGTAGTAGGTGTGGCCCGCCTTGGTCGGGAAGCTCTCCGTGCTGCGGAGGATGTCGTCCTGGTCGAGGTAGCCGAAGGTGGCTGCCACGTTGCCCGGCGGGTCGATGGCCTCCGGGGCGCCGAGAATCTGCCACTTGGAGTTGTTGGCGAAGTCCCACAGGAACCCGGAGGCCGTCTCGCTGATGTCGAGCTGGAAGTGGTCGTCGGAAAGCTTGTTGGCCCCGGAGAGATAGTCCCGGTCGGCGATGAGCGGGGCCGACTCCAGCCACCAGCCGAGGTTGCGGCCCCCGATGCGCAGCCCGCCCTTGCCGCCGGCCGCCTTGAGCATGACGCCGGCGTAGATGCGGTTGCCGTCCGGGTCGTTGACGAGGACGTGGACCTTGCGGGGCTTGTGGTCGTCGTCGAGCAGCTCTGCCGCGACCTCCGGATTCCAGTCGCACTCGACGGACCAGGACCCGAGCCCGCCCAGCTCCTCGACGGTCTCGACCGCCACGGCTAGTTGGTCACCCGGAGGCTGCGGAATCCCGTCCCGGCCGAGTCGGCGGCGCCGAGGACGACACGCTTCACGCTGTAGACGCCGCCGATGTTGACGAGCAGGGATGCCACCGTGTCGCTGGCAGCGAGGGCGTCGTGGAGGTACATCGCGTCACGGATGGCGCCGCCGTCGGGCTTGGTCTGGAAGGCCCGCAGGCCGCCGTTTGTACCGACGCCCACGATGTAGTCCACGCAGCGCCGCACGGTGGAGCCACTGATGAACCAGCCGATCCCGGGAGCGACCGGGCCGGCGATGCCCACGGCATTGTCGTTGTTCGGTGACTCGAAGGTGACCCCGCTGGCCGGCGAGAAGGCGGTGACCGACGGGTCGTTGCCGAACCGCAGCTTGCCGGTGGCGCCGGAGTGTCTTGCCGGACCGGTGCCGGTCGACACGAAGTCGTGGATGATCTCGTTCTTGGCGGTCTGGTTGCCGTAGCGCAGGTAACCGCCCTGCACGTCGTTGCCCAGCCCGGCGTAGTCGGTGTTCTTGAGGGCCACCGCGCCGTTGGTGACGCAGTTGGTCTTGACCAGCGACCCGCCGAGCATCAGCTCGTCGATGTTCGTCGCGCCCAGCCCGTTGGTCCAGTAGCAGAGCGTCTCCGTCACCTGCGCCGTTCCGTTGCCGGGGGCGGTAATGACGACGGGCGGCTGCGTGCCGGTGACGTTCTCGCTGCGGACGTCGTTGAGGATGATGTTCGACGAGCCCACGTTGCACTTCGGAAAGCCGTTGGACTCCACCAGTCCGCCGGTGCTCATGGTGCCGGTGCCGCCCTCGCAGCCGGTCAGCGTGGTCCCGGTGATGCCGGTGTAGGCCACCTGCTGCACGCCTGCGCTGGTCGTGACCTTGACCGTGCCCACCGGGGGCCAGTTGACGGCTGCGATGCTGGCGACGTTGATGGTGGCCTGCGGGAGTGCAACGCCGTTCGATGCAGCGGCGATGGTCGTCTCCGGGGCGGCCAGTGAGTAGCTCAGGTACCCGGTGTCAATGTGGACCTGGCCGCCGCGGGGTTGCAGCGTGTGGTTGTAGGTGATGCCGGTGGTCCAGAGGTTGACCACCTTCGACAGCAGGGTGTTCTGGGCGTCCTCGATCCAGCCGTAGTCGCAGTTGTCGAGCCAGATGTTGTGGTAGCTGCCACCGGCGATGTCGGCGTCGCCCGTGTCGCCGGTGATGCCGTTCAGGGTGGAGTAGTGCCCGAAGCGGATGGGCTCCTTGCAGCCCTGGACGTAGAGGTTCTTGAGCTCCAGTTGGCGGGTCGGGCTGTAGGTGGTGGTGTTGGCGCTGTAGCCCCGGACCATGACGCCGGTCGTGGCGCCCTTCAACGTGAAGGTGAGCGTGACGGTGGCGCTGCCCGTGGCGTTGACGGTCAGGCGGCCCGTGGTGCCGTTCACGGCGCGGATGAAGCTGTTGGGGGCGATGCCGGTACCGGTGACGGCTGCGCCGACGTGTGCCTGGGTGAGGGCTGCGCAGGTGAAGTAGGGGCTGCCGCTGGTCGGGGTGCCGCTGGCGGTGGTGGGGTCGGCGAAGCCGTTGAAGCCGAGGTTCACGACGCCGTTGTAGAACCCGGCTATCTCCACCATCGTGCCCGCCGTCTTGCGCCGGATGACGCTGGCCGTCTGGCTGACGCCGACGAGCTTGACGTTGTACTTGGCCGAGGCGATCAGGCTGAGGACGTTGAGGAAGGCCGAGATGAGGTAGGTGCCGGCCGGGAAGAACACGATGCCGCCACCGGCGGCCACGGCTGCGTCGATGGCGGCCTGGATGGCGGTCGTGTCGTCGGTGGTGCCGTCGCCCTTGGCGCCGTAGTCACGGTGCTTGACGTTGAACCGGGCCGGGCGCTCGGCGTTCCACTGCCGGTTGAGCTCCCGGAGCCAAGAGATGACGCCGGTGCTGCCCGCTACCGGGTCTTCGAGCAGCGTCATGCGCTGACCAGTTCGAGCGTCGGACGGCTGTTGTCGGCGAGCTGGGCGTGGATGTCGGCCACGGTGTCGCGGGTGTTGGTGGTACCGACGCCGGCACCGAAGCGGGCGTGGGTGTTGGCGGTCGTCGTCATCGAGAAGGCTCCTGCGTTGGCCGTGGCCGGGTCGAGGGCGGCCACGAAGCGGGGGAAGCCGTCGTAGGCCGGGGCGGTCTCTTCCACCCGTCCTGCGCCTGCTGTGCCGACCGGCGCCACCGTGTCTGTCCAGCGAACCCGGCGGGTGACGGAGATGGCTCGGCGGGCGCTGCCGTGGGTGATGCTCACGGCACGGAAGCCACGGCGCAGGGTGACGAAGGCGTCGCCCATGAGCGGAGCCACCAGGCGGATGGTGACGGCCTCGGCGCTGACCCGGACGATGCGGACGCCGGTGAGCAGGGCGGAGACGGCCGGGGAGTCGATGGTGATGGTGCCCATGGCCTGCCAGGAGGCCGTCGACATGGACCCGGGCAGGGTGTCGGTCAGCGTGTCGCTGAGGGCGTCGGAGACGGTGACCACGCCCCTGCGGGCCTCGACCGTGAGGGAGGGGGCGGCGCCGGTGGCGCCCACCGTGAGCCGGAGCAGGCCGTTGCTGATCTTGCAGTCGGTGGTGGCGGCGAAGCGGTGGGGGCCGTGGACGTTGCGGGCCTGGGCGAGGTCACGGGCCCGGCAGTCTCCGCCCTGGTTGGCGGCCGTGCGGGGCGTGCCCAAGAGGTAGGCAACGGTGCTCACGGTTGCTCCATCGCCGGGTCGTAGTCACGCAGCACGAGGGCGCCGTTGACGTAGAGGCGCATCTGGGTAGTGCTCGGGTCGAGCGACGAGGGCGGCAGGGCCACGACCGTCTGCGGGGTGACGTAGGGGTTGGCCGTGGTGGCGAGTTGGGCGGCCAGGCGGGCGGTGACGGTCACGCCACGTCGCCGAGCAGGATGGCGTGGAGGGCGAAGCCGGTGAAGCGGGCGTCGTCACCGATGCGTGACGGGGTGAAGTCGAACGACTGGAGCAGGTAGTAGCCGTTGAAGTGCGTGAGCATGGCGTTGTCGCTGCTCACGTACTCCAACACGCCCGTGGCGCCGCCGACGGTGACGTAGGCGGCGGGGTTGGCGACGAGTTCAGAGAGGGCGTAAGCCGGGGCCAGGGCCACGTCGCCGGTGAACGCTCCAGTGCGGAAGCCCCGCACGTTGGCAGTCGAGTTGAACTGCGGCAGGAAGTTGTACGGCTGCATGGCGACCGGGCCGATGTTCGTGGTCGAGAGGACGGTCATATGCCCCGGCCTCTGCCCAGCCCACGCAACTCCTGGGCGGTGAACTGCACAGTGCCCCGGGCGAACTCTCGGCCGTCGATGTTGAGGATGACCGGGGCTGGCGTGATGGTGATGTCCCCGGATGCGCTGGACGAACCAGCGCTGCTGGTGGGCGCCGAGCCGGCGATGCTCGGCGCCGAGACGTAGCCGCCGCTTGCTCGACCAGTCGCAGGGCCGGGCAGGACGTTGGGGTAGACGTAGCCGCCGCCGCCGGGGAACAGTTCCAGCGTCTCTGCCTTGCCCCCCTCTCCCACGGTGTAGCGGCGGCCGGCGTAGACGGAGCCGCCCGTGGCCCGGCCCTCGTCGTTCTGGGTGGGGTCCGATGCAGCGGGGGCATCAACCGCTGCGGGGTTGGCGGCGGCGTAGTTCTTGTTGCCTGCGCCGGTGAGGTTGTTGTAGCTGTTCTGGAAGGTGACATCGGCGTTGAGCGACGTGATGGCGGCCTTGAGGCGGGCCACGGCGGCCTCAGCCTCGGCCGTGTTGGCGGTGACGTCGGTGTTGACGGCCTTCGGTATGCCGTTGTTGAGCTGGTCGGCGTAGGCCTCGATGTTGGCCCGCAGCTCGGAGCCGGGAGCTAGGTGGCTGGCCTGCTCCCGCAGCGCCCCTACCAGCAGATGCACCTTGTCGGTGGCGCTGTCGGTGGCGCCGTTCGCCTCGTCGTCGGCGACCTTCTTGTCCCTGGTCGCCTTCGCCGCTGCGATCACAGCATCCTTCAGGGACAGGTCGCTGTCGATGGCTGCGTTGACGGCGGTGTCGGCTTCTTCGCTGGCCCGGCCGAACTCCTGCACGGCCTTCTCTGCGTCCTTGTGTGCCTTGGCACTGGCACTGGTGGCCCGCTCGACGGCGATCTGTGCGTGCTCCAGGCCCAATCCCTTGTCGAGGGCCGACTCCTGGGCGGTGGAGAGCTTGTCCAGGGCCTTGGCGGCTGCGTCGGCCTGCTTCTTGGTCTCCTCCAGAGCGGCGGCGGCTTGGTCCTGCGCCTGTGCGAAGGCGGCAGCGCTACCAGCGGCCTTGTGGTGGCTCGGGATCAGCAGGTCGATGACCTGGCCGTAGGAGCGGGTCTTGTGGCCGTCGGCGGTGAGGCTGTCGCCCAGCTTATTGAGAACGGGGATCAGGTTCCGGGCGACGGAGATTTGGACCTCTTCGACCTTCTGCTTTAGCTCCCGCTGGGCTATGGCGAGGGCCCGGGCCTGGTCGATGTCGGACTGGTGGATGATCGGGCCGTTGTTGGCGAGCTTGTTGAATAGCTCGGCGTTGGCCGAGAGGATGGGACGCAGTTCCAGCCCGGTCTTCTTGAAGGCCTCCTGTAGGAACTGTGCCTTCTGGATCGGGTCGTGAATCGACTGGTACGCCTTGCGCATGTTGTCGATGGTGCCGATGAAGTTGGTGGTGCCGTCGCTGTTCTTGGCGATCTCGACGTGGATGCCAGCGAGGTCACCGTTGGCCTTCTCCAGAATTGGGCCGAGCTTGAAGAACGCCTTGCCCATGGTGTCGGTGTCGACGCCCAGGCCGATGGCCACGTTGCGCAGCTTGGAGGCGTCCTCGGCGGTCGAGCCGAGGGTGGTCTTCAGCTTGTTGACCTCACCGGCGACGGAGATGAACTTGCCGAGGGACTCGACGCCGAAGGCGACGAAGGCGGCGCCGACAGCAGCGACGCCAACGCCAACGGCCGGCAGTGCCGCCTTCAGCCCTCCTGCCTCGGTGGACACGCCGGACAGAGCCGACTTCCCTGCAGAGGCGAACTGGGAGAAGTGGCCGCTCAGGGCCGACGTGCCAGGGCCCAGGGAGGTGATCGAGGAGAGGATGCCCTTGAACTGGCCCTCCAGCGCCTTGGTCGACCCGCCGAGGCCGCCCAGCTCTGCCTTGGTCTTGGCTACGCCGGTCGCTACGCCGGTGGTGTCGAGTCGGACGTGGGAGACGAGATCGGGCAGGCCCTCGGACATCTAAGTCACCTGGCCCTTCGTGCGTTGGCGAGCGCGATGAGGTCGGGGCCTCCGCTGCCCTCGGGGGCAGCGTGGCCCGGGGCGCCGGACAGGCGGGCCTCCGCTCGGTTGAGCACGTCGAACTCGGCCGGGGTCATGGCCCAGAACTCGGCTCGGCTGCGTCCGTAGCGGACGGTGGCGACGTAGTAGATGTCGCCCCAGGGGATGCGTCCTCCTGGTCCCCCTCGTCCGCTTTTCCCGCGTCGGGGAAGCCCTCGTTAATGGCGTCGACTAGGGCCGAGCGGAGGGCTTCGTACTGTCGCGGGGACAGGTCGAGCAGGTCGTCCTCGGTGACCTCTGGCTCGTGGGCCAGGCCGGTGAGGATGAACGCGGGGATGGTGGAGAACGGCGTGGGGTGGTCGCCCCGCACGAGCTGTTGCAGCTCGGCGTTGACGGCGGCCAGAGACCCGCAGCGGGCCTCCAGCAGCCGCATGGAGCGGAAGGTGAAGCGGACGTGTACGTCACGGTCCCTTAGCCGCAGTGCTACGCCGTCTGCTGCCAGACGGTCGGCATCGGTGGTCACTCGGTGACCTTCGGGATCAGAGCCACGAGCCGCGGGATGACCTCGGCGTCGACCTCCACCGAGTCGACCAGCAGCTTCAGCGTGCAGGACGCGAAGCTGTCGCTGTCGAAGGACAGCTCCACGGTCTGCCAGAGCATCTTTTGGCCGTCGAGGAAGACGTCGATGTTCCAGCCACCCGCAGGGCCGGGACGGTCGGGGCGTGGGCGAATCGAGAGGTCGTGGCCGACCTTCTTGCGTGGCGCGGGCGTGGGCCCGTCGTCGGTGACAGACAGTGGAGCCTCCATGGTGACGGTCGGCGGGTTTCGCCGACGGGTGTCGTGAGTCCCCGGTCAGAGCCGGGAAGGAAGGCGTGGCGCCCGAGGCTCAGGTGATAGCGACGGCGGTCTCGTTGTACAGCTCGTCGACCCAGAAGGAGTCGGCGATGCGAGGGAAGGCGGCGGCATCGACCTCGTAGGTGTGGTAGTCCTCGTCAGCGAACCCCATGGCAGGGAAGCTCACCGTCTTGCACTTCCACAGCACCAGATGGGCGTCTCCGATGCCGACGGTCGTGCTGCACGTCACGCCCTCGAACTTGTAGTACGGGAAGAGCGGGTCAGTGCCGAGCAGGCGCCACCGTGCGATCTGCGCCGGGGTGGTGCCGGAGTCGGTGGTCGTGCCACCGAGCGCAGCTGCTCGGACGTTCAAGGACTCCTGGCCGTAGACGAACTTGACCTCGATGGACTCCAGGTAGGCGTCCTCGTCGATGGGCGAGCAGTCGCCACGAAGCTTCTTGCGAACAACGTTCCCGGTCACGAGGGCCGACTTGATGCTGGGCACGTCGATGGCGGTGCCGTAGGTGGCGGGGCCGCCTGCGGGGTCGGTCAGGAGCGGCGTGATCTTGGCATCCTTGATGCCGTACCACTTCGACAAATGGGCGAGTACGGGCATGGCTCAGGCTCCTTGCGTCGGGGTCGCAGCGGGGCTTCCGCTGGCCGGCTTGCTTCCGTCGAACTGGGCGGCGAACCACTCAGCGTCGGCTTCGTCGACGGACACATGGCCGTCGGTGACCTTGTAGGTGACGGGCTCGGCGCCACCGCGGCGCACGACGACTTCGCCGTCCTTCTGCGGGACGTTGACCTTGGTCTTGCTCATGGCGTGGGCCTCCGTGGGCTCAGATGTCGCGGGTGATTTCGACTGTCAGCGCGGTGTGGATCAAGTTCGCTTCCTGCTCTGGAGGCAGGCGTCGGGCGCTGATGAACTTCACGCCCCAGACGTGCGTGGGAGCCACAGGGAGGCCCGCACCGTCGAGCAGGCGGGCCAGGGCGTCGGAGAGCGTGTAGGACTCGCTGAGGGCCTTCGTGGCCGGGTCTCGCCACTGCTCCCAGATGTCGACCTGCACCGTCTCGTTGCCCGCTTGCGGCCCCGATCCGTGATCGAAGCGGGCGTTGCTGCGGTCGGGCACCAGGGCGATGCGCTCCAGGATCGTGACGTACGGCAGGGCCGTCTGGGCGGGGGCCTCGTCCCGGTAGGCCGAGATGCCGAGGCCTGCTCCTTCGATCAGGGCTTTCAGCGCCCCGCTGGTGGAAGCACTGATGGCGCACCGTCCTCGCTCAGAAGTGGGGGTGGCGGAACTTGCCCTTGGCCTCGGCGATGGCCGGGCGCATGAAGGGGGCGGGCTTCTGCCGGGAGGTGCCGAACTCCAGATAGTGATTGTCGGCGTGAACCTCGGCGCCGTCTTCGCCGTGCTCAACCCGCACGGAGGCTTCCGTCTCGCCGGTCTTGCGGTGGGGTGCCAGCAGCTCCCGTGCCCGATGGGCGATGTCCTCGGCTAGCGCCAGCTCTTCGGCCTTGGCGCTGGCGGTGAGAGCCGCCGCCTTCTCCAGCAGGGCCCGCTCCAGCGCCGCCGTGTCGAAGGCGAAGCCCTCAGGCACTGCCCGTCACCCTGCGCACTCTCGTCTCTAGGTGGTGCACGCCCCGGCCGCCGCGTAGCACGTCGGGCTGGCCTTCGACCTGGTAGCGGAGGCCGTCGACCAGCACCTCGTCGGTGAACGTCTCGGCTGCGGCCTCGGGCGGCAGGAACAGGATGAGGTTCGTGGTCGTACGGCGCTCGCCCTCGACCGTCTCCACGCTGTCGGCCTGCTGGAGCCGGCACGGGTAGTCGACCGTCGTGGCAGCGGCGAAGGTGGGGTTGCCCTCGGCATCCGAGCCGGTGGGGGCGTGGTGGACGATGGTCGCCGTCTGGTTGAGCAAGCGGGTGATGGTCACGGCCTCCCTCCTCGTCGTAGGCCCATGCCGGCGCCGACCAGGACTGAGCCGGGGGGCAGGGGTGCGGCCGAGACGGTCCAGGTGTACGAGGCGGACGTGGAAGTGCCCCCGGCGTTGACGGCACGCACGGCGAAGGTGTGGGAGCCGGAGACCAGGCCGGTGTAGCTCTGCGGGGACGAGCATGTGGCGTAGGCCGACCCGTCGAGGCTGCACTCGAAGGACGTGGCTCCCGAGCTGGTGAATGCGAAGGTGACGTTGCCGTCGCTGGCGCTCGGGTTGGTCGGCGTGGTGGTGAAAGTGGGCGTGGGCGGCGCGGGCGGGAGGACGGCCGAGCCGAGCACGAGCGCCGGGTACTCAACGCCCAGGTCGGCCAGGGTGCCCGTGAATCGGGACTGGCAGACCGCCGCCACGCCGCCGCCGCCATGGTTGTCCACCACGTCATGCAGCATCGCCACCTGGCCCGATTCGGGGATGGCATAGACGTAGGAGTCGGCGGCCTGGTCCTGTCGGGGGAGCACGGCGAAGTCGATTTCCCGTACGGGCTCGCCCCCGCCCCTCGGCTCCCATCGCTGGCAGTCCGGCGAGACGAAGTGGTGGATGCCCGAGGGCAGGTTCGAGGTCTTGGAGATGTGCGGGTAGAAGTGGAACAGGGCACCGATGTAGAGGACACGCCCCACGCTGTAGCTACCGGTGCCAACCTTGAGTGTGGCGGTGTTGAGCGTGTCGTCAACGAGCGTCAGGGGGCCGGTGGCCGATGACGACTGGAGGTAGGCGACCCGGTAGTCAGCGCCACCGGAGGCGCTGTATTCGACCATCCAGTGGTAGGTGCTGCCGACCTTGACCACGGAGGAGTTGGCCCAGCCGCCGTGGGTGGCGTCGGGGGCCAGGATGACGCCCTGGTGCGCCCAGGTGACCCCGCCGTCGGCCGTCGTGGCGTAGTGGATGCTGCCGCCGGTCGTGCCGATGGCGTCGGTCCAGAAGAGGTACAGCGTCCCGGCGTCGTTGAAGATGTTGCCCCTGGCGGCGTTGCCCGCCCAGCCGCCGACGCCGTTGCCCATGATGCGGGTTTCTGAGAAGGTGAGCGCCTTGCCGTCCGTGCTCGATACCGGGTAGAGGTTGGCGACGGACGAGGACCCGCTCCCGTAGATGCCGAGGTAGTCGCTGGTGCCCTTGCGCTCCAATCGGGGCTCGCCCGCGGTGTGGGCTGCGTTGTCGAGGACCGGGTTGGCGACGGAGGCGGTCCAGCGGTCGTACTCGTAGGTTTGCGGGATGCCGCTGCGGTTGTACCAGCCGAGGTAGTCGGCCCTGGTCGGCTCGGCGTTGCGGACCTCTAGCTCGTCTACCGACACCGGAGCGAAGTTGCCTGCGGAGGCGAGCAGGCGGGCGCCCACGGTGAAGGCGGACGCCGTGCCGTCAGCGGTGGCCCAGGCGCCGGTCAGGGCCGCTTGGGCGTGCAGGGAGCCGTTGACGACGAGACGGAGCTTGGACCCCCATGAAACCAGGACGTGCGCCCATCCTGCGGCTGGGTGCGGGTAGCCGGGCACTCCGAACGTCTCGAACAGAGCATCGTGGACCACGCCGCCAGCGGTGACACGGGCGACGAGTTGGCCGCTGGTGTCGTAGAAGCACTCCAGCCCCTCGGTGACGGTGGAACCGGAGCGGCGGTTGACCTTGGCGAAGAGCCGGGCTCCTGCCACCGGGTCGGTGTCGAGCTTGCCCCACAGGTGGACGCATCCTGCCGCTGGTGGGGTGTCGAGCAGGCCCGCCACGCTGAGGTACTGGCTGGTGCCGTTGAGGGTGACGTGCTTGCCGGTGGCGAAGGGCTGGCGGGGGACGCGGGTGCGGAAGTTGCCGCCGTCGGTGGCCTGCTGTGTGGGCGTGCCGACCAGGGCAAGGTCCGTACCGCCGCCGGCCTCGGGGCTGGTGGCCCCGGTGAAGGCGTCGAGGTGGTAGAGGGCGACGGTGTTGGCGTTGGCTGCCCGCTTGGCGAACAGGGTGTCGTAGTCGGCGGTGGCGAAGCGTGCCGAGTCGCCGTAGTGCAGCGTGATGGCCGCAGTGGCTCCGGCAGCCACGCCTCCTGCCGGCACCTCGACCCAGCACCGGCCGTAGCGGTTGCCCTGGTCGACCACTTCGGGCCAGAGCTTGAGGGTGGCGCCCAGGGCGTCGGTGGCCGAGAGGTCGTCGCCGTTCGGGTAGTAGAGCGTGGCGGCGTCGAAGAACGTCGGGCCGAGCCAGAGCGGAAGGGCACGACCGGCGGGGACGGAGGCGGCGCCTCCGGTGTTGTCGAGGGTGGCCGAGTAGCTGCCGGTGGTGGTGGCACCGAAGGGGTGGTGGTTGCCGGCGCCTGCTGCGTACGCCTCGATGCGCTCGGCGTTGGTGGGCGCCTGCTTGCGGACACTCAGCATGTTGAGCGCGCCGTTGAGATAGCCGACCGTGTTGCTGTAGGAGCCGACGTACAGGGTGGCGAGGGCAGAGCGGGTGCCGGTCGTCTGCGCCG